CCGATGTTGATGCCGCCGGGCAACAGAAGCTGGCCGAGGGGCTCGCACCGCTGGTCGAGCAGTTGCAGGCCCTGGCCGCGCAACTAGCCGAGATGATGGTGGCGATGGCGGCGCCCGTCGAGTTCGACCGAGGCACCGACGGCCGGATCATGTAGGTGCGCAAGAATCCCTGGTGCCGCGAGGCGCATGGAAAGCAAACAAGAACTCCACGCCCCCTGGGGCGTAAATCGGTCCGGATTTAAGCCCCAATCCAATCGGCCTTTGATCGGCATCTTCTCCCGAGACGCCGCAACCTGCGGCGTGACGCGAGAGGCTGACAATGGACAAGCAACTGCTGACCCTGCGCGAGTTTTGCGAGCTTTTCGCCTGCTCGCGCTCGCGTGCTTACATCGAGATACAGGCCGGCCGGCTTCGGCCGACCCAGCTTGGGCACTCCACGCGGATCGCCACGGCGGACGCCCAGGCCTGGCTTGAATCCTGGCGGGCCAGAGGCCCTGTACCCAAGCAAGTGCTGCGATGAAAAGCCGCGACTTGGCGCTCGCCTGGGCGAACTAAGGCCAGCGGTCTTGCGACGACCACGGCCAGAAAGACGGACTGGAATCCCGGTTCTTTTCGGCCACAGTGCGGCTTTCCGGCCTCCCCAACTGCCACCTTGATCTACTCCTTGGGACTGTGGTATCGTGATATTACCGGTTCCTGATGGATGAATCGGTCCCTGGGGGAAACCAGGGAAGAAGCGGTCGAAATCGCCAGACCGTTCGCCGAGCGGTCCTTCGCGGCCGACGAGGTGCCGCCGGTGGCGGCAGCCGATTGGGCCGCGCTGGAGGCGGCGGACCAGGCGGCGGAGCCGCTGGCGCTCTGGCAGGACTGGCGGTAGGAGCGGGAGATCGAGGACGAGTTCCTGATTTTGCTGGTGGAAAGCTGAGATGCCGACCTACTCTTACGAGTGCGAGAAGGGCCATCTGTTCGACAGGTATCTGCCCCTCGCGGAGTATGACGCGCCGCAGCACTGTTCTTGCGGCGCCGGCAGCCGGCAGTTGATCCTGGCGCCGCAGATTATGGTCCGCAAGGATATCCATTATGATTCACCGATAGACGGCCGCCCGATCACCAGCGAGCGAGCACGGGCCGATGATCTGGCGCGATCGAACTGCATCCCCTACGACCCCGGCATGAAGCAGGATGCGGCCTGCCGGCGGGCGGAAGCCGATGCGGCCTTGGAGCGCCGGATCGACGATACGGTCGAGGCCGAAATTGAGAAGATGCCTTCCGAGAAGCGCGAGCGTTTGCAGCGCGAACTGGACGGCGGTATGGAAGTCGAACCGCTACGGCTGACGCCCGGCGTGAAACCTTTGAGGGTGACGACAGGGCATGCCTGACGAAGAAGACACCGGCTCCGAATTGTCGATGGGCACCGAGGCTGCGGTGGCGGACATTGCGAACAGCCTTGGCCTGGGCAATGGCGCAACGCCGGGGGATGCGTTCGAGGACGACGTAGGCGAACCGGAACCGCAGCCGGACGAGGTGCCTTCGGTCAAGGCGCCTGCCGAGGTTCCTCTCGTCGAGGTGTACGCGCCGCCGCAGTCCTGGGCCAAGGACAAGCACGAAATCTGGTCGAAGATGGCCCCGGAGGCCCAGGCACAGTATCTCGCGCGCGAGAAGCAGATGCACGAGGGCCTGGAGCAGTACAAGGCGGACGCGCAATACGGCAAGCGCCTGCGCGACGTGTTCACCCCGTACAAGGCCGTGCTTTCCTCGCAGGGGCTCGATGAATCCCAGGCGGCGCAATACCTGATGAATGCCCACTATCGCATGACGACCGGTTCGCCGGCGGAGCGGCAGGATCTCCTGGCGCAGCTGGCGCGGAGCTATGGTGTCGATCCGGCTTCGCTCGCGGCAGCCTCGCCGGCGCTGGCGGCCGATCCCGCGATCAAGGCGTTGCAAGACCAGTTCGCCGCGCTGAAGGACGGGCTGACCGCCCAGGAGCAGACCGCGCGGGCGCGCACGATGGAGCAGACGCGCAAGCAGGTCGAGGCTTTCGCGGCCGATCCGAAACATGCCTATTTCGACGAAGTGGCGGACGACATCGCCGGCTTCGTGAAAGGGGGTATGGCCCTCGATGAAGCCTATGAAAAGGCTGTCTGGGCCAACCCAGTCACCCGCCAGAAGGAACTGGCCCGCGTCCAGACGGAACGCGAGGCCGAGTTCAAGGCGAAGGTGAAGGCCGATGCGGAAGCCGCCAGGAAGGCTTCAGCGGCCAACGTGCGCGGCCATGACACCCGACGGACTCCGACAGAGCCCAAAGGCACGATGGAAGACACGATGCGAGCTACGCTTCGCGAGATCAATTCGCGGGGCGCCCATTGACCTTTAGCGTGCTCCGAGGAGCCTTCCAATGCCTGCCAACAGCACTTTTACCGAACTGGTCTCGACGACCTTCCGCAAGCACCGGAAGGAGATCAAGGACAACCTCAGCAACCGCAACGCGCTGCTGAAATACATGAACAAGCGAGGCAATACCCGCACGGAGGACGGCGGTCTGACCATCGCCTGTCCGCTCGACTACACCACGAACAACACCTATCAGCGCTACAGCGATTGGGACACTCTTGACATCTCGCAATCCGACGTGATCTCGGCTGCCGAGTACCAATGGCGGCAGATCGCGCTGAACGTCGTCGCCTCCGGCCGCGATCTGCGGGTCAACAGCGGCGAGGCGCGGATCATCAATCTCGCCAAGGCGCGGTTGAAGAACGGCTTGCGGACGTTTTCTAACAGCTTTTCCAGCGATCTCTACTCGCTGGGCACCGCGACCAATCAGGTTGACGGCTTGCAGAAGCTCATCTCCGATTCGCCAGAGACGGGCACGGTCGGCGGGATCGACGCGGCGACGTGGACTTTCTGGCGCAATTCGGAATTTGACCTCAGCGACAACTCCGTCACGATGAGCGCCACGACCATCGAGGGCAGTGCGATGCTGCCGCTATGGCTCACGCTGGACCGGGGGCCGGACGACCAGCCCGACCTGATCGTAATGTCGAACGACTACTATGCTTTCTTCGAGACCTCCCAGGTGTCGATCAAGCGCTACACCGACCAGTCGAACGCGAACGGGGGCTTCATTACGCTGAAGTACAAGAACGCCGACGTGCTGTTCGACGGCTCCAGCGGCATCCCGACTTCGCGGGCCTACTTCATCAACACCAACTATCTCGAACTGGTGGTGCATAGGGACGCGGACATGGAGATCATGGACGAGATGCGCCCGGTCAATCAAGACGGCGTGGTCATTCCGATCCTGTGGATGGGCAATCTCGTGTGCAGCAACCGCAAGCAGCAGGGTGTGATTCAGCCGTAACCGTCGGCTGAGGAAAGGACGAATCCCATGACATTCCGCATCACTGACGAACGCGCCGGCTCTCAGCCGATCGCGAACGTCTCGACCACGCAACTGCATCCGTTTGGCACCATTGTCCGGGCGGTTGATGACGACTACGGCGAAGGCGAGTTCATCTACCTCAAGGGTGTCGCCAACACCGTCGTCGGCTCCTGGGCCACTTACAACGTCGATGACTGGACCACGACGCTGCTGGCGGCCAACGCCATCGGCCCCGTGGCTATCGCGATGTCGGCGACTGACGCAACGACCGATTATGGCTGGTACCAGATCAGCGGCAAGGCGGTGGGCATGTGCCTGACCGGCTTTGCCGATGACGGTCTGGTATTCGCCACGGCCACCGCCGGGGCAATCGACGATGCCAGCGTTAACGGCGATCTGGTCAATCTCGCGAAGGGCGCTTCCGCCAAATTGGCAACAACGGCCGAACCGAGCGCGGCGCACTTCGAGATTCACCGGCCGTTCGTCAACGACAACAGCAACTCGGCGTAGGCGTACCGATGGACTGGGCGGTAGCAAGCGCGCGGGCAATGCGTTTGCTGCCGCCTCATCCACGCTTGCCCTGGCATCGCCATGGAACGGATGCCAGGGTGCGGGCGAACATGCGTTCAGCGCTTGAACGCGGCATAAAGCTGGAAGTCAGCCAATTGTATGCGCCAAACGACTTGACGCTTTCGGTGATGGCCGGCGGGCCGTCGCTGGCGCGGACGTGGCGGCAAGCCGAGGGCCGGCTTATCGCGGTTAATGGGGCACACGACTGGCTGGTAGACCGGGGCACTGTGCCGTGGGCTTGCTGCCTGCTGGAAACCAATCCCGACTTGCGCGATTGGGTATCGCCGCGTGACGATGTGATCTATTTCGTGGCGTCCATGGCCGACCCAAAGACGTTCGATCATTTGGCCGGCCGGCATGTCGTGCTCTGGCATGCTTCCGGTCCCGGCGGGCTGGGAGACGTGCTGAACGAGCGGTCGAAAGACTGGTTGCTGGTGGGCGGGGGCTCCACAGCGGCTTTGCGCTGCCTGAATCTCGGCTATATTCTGGGCTACCGCCGGTTCCGGTTCTTCGGCCTGGACAGCAGCTATGAGAATGGCGTGAGCCATGCCTACCACCAGGAGGCATTGCCGACCGTGGCTATCGAGGCGGGCGGCCGGGAGTTCGTGACGCAGGCCGGCTTCGCGCGGCAGGTCATGGACTTCTGTTCGGTGATGGACGGCTTTGCATCCGGCCGTCTGACCGGCAAACCCGAGGCGCTCGATGTGAAGGTGATCGGCGACGGCCTGTTGCCGACATTGCTTGCCGAATGCGGGGAGAACCCATGTCCGTTTCCGAACTGATCTCGCGCCGGGAAATCCGGCCGGCCTACGCCCGTTTCGAGCGGACGGCCATCGAGGACAAGGTGGCCAGCCGGGCCGCTGGCCGCTGCATCATGAAGCACGAAGACATCGTATATCTGACGCAGATCGGCAGCCGGGACGCCACGCCGGTCAAGGTCGCGGGCTGGTGGGATCGGCTCGACCAGCAAATTGCCACCGGGCAGATTCCGGCGGAGTTCAAGGAGCGCTATCGGCGGGCCTACGATGCCTGGTGCAAGAACCAGGAGGAGCCGGCCGATGGCACGCCGATCAAGGGCTGGGGTGTCATCACGCCGGCGCAGCAGGAGACCCTGCTGCGGTCGAATATCCGCACGGTGGAAGACCTAGCAGTATTGAACGCAGAAGGTATGCAGCGGATCGGCATGGGCGCGAACGACCTCCGACGCAAGGCTGCGGCCTGGCTGGCGCAGTTGCAGGACAAGGGGCCGCTTACGCTGGAAGTCTCGGCGCTCAAGGCGGAGAACGAGCGGCTTAAGACCGACCATGGCATCCTGGCGGCGAAAGTTGAGCAGTTGACCGCGCTGCTGGAACAGCGAGTGACGGTGGCGCAGCCCGCGCCGGCCGCCGGTGTCATCTCGGCTGACGACCTGTTCGACTCCGAGGATCAGCCGCTCAAGCGCAGCCCCGGCCGGCCCCGCAAGCAGGAGAGTGCCGCGTGACACTGCTCACCGTTGTCGATTACTTCTGCCGGCGCACCGGGCTGCCCGTTCCGGGGACCGTGTATGGCACGACCGATCCGCAGTTGAAGCAGATCGAGGCGCTGCTGGAGGAGGAAGGGAACGATCTGGCCCGGCGCAACGACTGGGAACGGATCACCTACGAGGCCAGCCATACCACGCTGGCGGTCGAGGACCAGGGGGCGATCGCCACCATCGCCAGCAACGGTTTTCGCCACATCAAGAACGAGACCATCTGGGACTATACGGACCAGCTGCCGGTCATGGGGCCGCTGAACGGCAAGGAATGGCAGGCGACCAAGGCCGCCGTGGCGTCTGGCTTCCGCTACCGTTACCGCATTCGGGGCGGCAAACTCCTGTCTAACCCGGCGCCGCCGGCGGGCCACAACTGGCGTTTCGAGTATGTCAGCTACAATTGGGTGCTGGCGGCGGACGGCACGACTTTCCGGCAGTATTTCGGCGCGGACAGCGACACCATCCTGCTGCCGGAGGATTTGCTGCTGGCGGGCCTGCGCTGGCGCTGGAAGAAGGAGAAGGGCTTCGACTACGCCGAGGACATGCGGACCTACGAGATGCAGGTGAAGGATGCGATCGGCCGCGACGCGGCCAAGCCTCGGCTTTACGCTGACGCGGAAGTTTGGCGCGGGCCGCGTCCTGGCATCTTCGTGCCTGACGGAAACTGGATTACCTCCTGATGCGCGCGGCCCTTCGTCAGCGGGAGAAGCTCCGGTCGCAAATATCGACGCTCCGTTCCGTGCCGGCGCCGATCGGGGGCTGGAACACGCGCGACGCGCTTGCCAGCATGAAGCCGACTGAGGCTATCGCACTCGACAACTGGTTCCCTGGTACGTCCTATTGCGAGATCAGGGGCGGGCATGCCAACCACGCCACGGACATGACCGGCAACGGCAAGACCCTGGCCGTGCATACCGCCGCCACAGGCACCGCCAAGATGTTCTGCGCCACGAGCATCGGCGTCTATGACGTATCCTCCGCCGGCGCGGTCGGCGCCTCCGTCGCGGCGCGCACGAACGGCAAGCACCAGCACACCAATTTCGGCGACGGCACGAACCACTGGCTCATCATGGTCAACGGCGTGGACAAGCCGCTCTATTACAACGGCTCCGCCTGGACCGCCGTGGACGATGCGAGTTCGCCGGCGCTAACCGGACTGACCACCACCTCACTGGTCGGCGTGTTCGTGTTCAAGGGCCGGCTGATCTTTTTGCAGAATGATCTGCTGGGCTTCTGGTATCTGGCCGCCGGGACCGCCGGCGGGGCGCTGACGAAGTTCGACCTGTCCGGCCAAGCCTCGCGCGGCGGCTATGTCATCGCCGGGGCCAATTGGACGGTGGACGGCGGCGACGGCATCGACGATCGGGCGGTATTCGTCACTTCGAAAGGCGAGATCATCGTCTACCAAGGCACCGATCCGGCCTCGGCGAGCACCTGGGCGAAAGTCGGCACCTATTCGCTTGCCGAGCCGCTTGGCCGGCGTTGCCTTGTCAAGTACGGCGGCGATCTCGTGATCCTGACCGAAAACGGCGCCTTTCCACTGTCGGTCGCGCTCAACACGGCGGACCAGAGTGCAAAACTGGCGCTGTCGTTCAAGATCGAGAACACCTTTACCGAGGCGGCGCGGACTTACGGCAGCGTGTTCGGCTGGGACGCCATCGTCTACCCCGAGCGGTCGGCGCTGATCGTCAACGTGCCCTTGGCGGAAGACGGAACACATTATCAGTACGTCATGAACACGATCACCAAGGCGTGGTGCCGCTTCACGGATTGGCCTGCCGAGGATTTCGCGGTGTTCGACACGGCACTCTATTTCACCACGGGGACCAAGGTAGTGAAGGCATGGAGCGGGGTATCCGACAACGGGGCCAACATCGTCGCCTACGGCAAGACGGCTTTCCACTATTTCGGCTCGCCGTCCAGCCTCAAGCGCTTTTCGATGTTCCGCCCGGTGCTGGCGGTTGACGGCGCGCTGGCTTTCCTCACCGATATTGATGTGGATTTCAAAAACACCTCGATCCTGGGCTCTGCCGTCTACGCGAAAACGAGCAGCGCGGTGTGGGATACGGACAAGTGGGACTCCGGCAGCTGGGCCGCCGAACTGGAAATCATCAAGGAATGGACCAGCCCCGACGAGTATTCCGGCTTGTGCAGCGCGGGCAAGATCAGGGTCGATACCAACGACTTGACCGTGCGGTGGATTTCCTGCGACTACCTTTTCGAGTCGGGGGCGGGGAACTTGCCGTGAAGCTCGTCTTTGCCGTCGAGCGGGTGCGTGATTGCTGGCAGGAGGTGCTGGGCCTGGCGGCGGCGCACTGGAAGGAGACGGAAGGCTACCGCGCCGGCGAGGGCTTTCGGCCGTCCTTCGAGCGCTACAGCCAGTATGAGTGGGGCCAGTGCTTCATCCTGTTCATAGCCCGTGACGAGCTTCGCCGGGCGGTCGGCTATGCCGGCATCTACATCATGCCCTCGATGCACACGCAAAGGTTGATCGCTACCGAGGACACCTTCTTCCTGGTGGAGGCAGCGCGCCGGGGGCGCAATGCCATGCGGTTCTGTCGTTTCGTCGAGGACGAGGCGCGGCGGCGCGGCGCCGTCACCCTGGCCATGACGGCTAAGGACAAGCGGGTTGGCCGGTTGCTTTTGCATCTCGGCTATGCTGAGGTGGCCCAGCACTATTCGAAGTCCCTGACGAGCGGGGCCGACAGCCCTCCAACGCCAGTCCGCGTCATGGAGCCGGCCTGATGTGCGCACCCGACCCTCCCCCGCCTCCCGACTACACCGGCGCCGCCACGGCTCAGGGGGCCGCCAATGTCGAAGCGGCACGGGCGACGGCCAAGCTGTCGAACCCGAACATCGTCAGCCCCTACGGCAAGCAGACAGTGACCTTCGGGGTCAATAACGACCCCGACCAGGCGCTTGTCACGCAGACGTTTAGCCCCGAGCAGCAGGCGCTCTATAACAGAAACGTCGCCACCAAGTTTCTGCTGGGCGATCTCGGGCTGTCGGGGGCCACGCAACTCAAGAGCGTGATCGGCCGGAATCTCGACCTCGCTCCGCTGGGGCCGGCGCCTGCTTCGTCCGAGGCCACCCGTCAGCAGGTGTTCAATGCCATGACGGCGCGCACCGACCGGGAGCTTGCCGAGGCCAAGGAGGCGGCCAATTCCCAACTGATCGCGCAGGGCATCGGCCGAGGCACGGACGCCTACGGCACCGAGATGCGAAGGCTTGACGAGCGCGGCACGGATGCACGCCAGCGGGCGGAACTGGCCTCGTATGACGTAGCTCGCGGCCGGGTTGGCCAAGACGCGGAACTGCGCCGGCAGGCTCTGGCGGAAATCCTGGCGCAGCGGCAGACGCCCTTGAACGAGGCCACGGCCTTGATGTCGGGCAGCCAGGTGTCGAACCCCTTCGCCGGCGGTCTCGGCTACCAGGCGGGCGCCACGACGGCGCCGGTGCCTATCTTCGCCGCCACGCAGCAGCAAGGTCTCTACGACCAGAACGCCTACAACCAGCAGGTCGGGAGCTACAACAACCTGATGAGCGGCCTGTTCGGCATCGGCGCGGCCGGTGCTCGCGGCGCGCCCTTCTTTTTCAGGTAAGCCAATGCCTGCCACCGCCGTCAGCTACGACAATCCCGAACTCGCCGAGGCCGAGCGGGCGATCAAGCGCCGGCAGGCGATCACCGACCTGCTGACCCGGCAGTCGATGCAGCCGATCCAGGGCGCCGTGGTCGGCGGGGCTCCGACGCCGGTCAGTCCGCTCCAGGGCGTGGCCAAGATCGCCGAGGCGCTGCTCGCCGGCTACGAGGACTCGCGAAACGAGGCCAAGCTGAAGGAAATCGCCACCGAGCGGAGCGAGAAGCTCGGCAAGGTGGTCAGGGCCATGCAGCCGTGGAAGAACCCGGACACGGATACCACGGCCCGGGACCAGGCGGTGATCGATCGGCCGCCTCCCCTCGGCGCCCGCTACATGGCGCCGGGCGAGACGGCCCAGGGCACGGGCGGGCTGGCAGGCGGCGCTGCGGCGGCCGCCGCCCAGGGCTTCCCCGGCCTTGGCGTGCAGTTCGCCCTGGCGCAGGTGCAGGCGGACGAAAAGGCCAAGGAAGCGGCCCTCCAGCGCGATATTCTGCGGGAAAACAAGCAGGCCGAGCTCGCGTTACGGCGCGATATCGCAGAGATGCGATCCCATGATATGCGGCTGTCGGACAAGGAGCGTGCAGCTGCCGCGGAGCGGCTGAACGAAATCCGGCTTGAGATGGCACGGATTGCCGCGGGTTCCCGGCCGCCGGTTCCAGTCGTTGATCCCAAGACCGGCCAAACGGTATGGATGCCCCCGCAGGAAGCGCTGGGCAAGCCTGCGGCGGTCAGCCCCAACGTGGTCGCGCAGCAGGCAGGCGCCGGGGAACGCGCCGACTCGGCTAACGAAACTCAGCGGCAGAACAAGCTGGCCGAGCTCGCGTTACGGCGCGATATCGCAGAGCTGCAATCCCATGATAGGCGGCTGTCGGACAAGGAGCGTGCAGCTGCCGCGGAGCGGCTGAACGAAATCCGGCTTGAGATGGCACGGATTGCCGCGGGTTCCCGGCCGCCGGTTCCAGTCGTTGATCCCAAGACCGGCCAAACGGTATGGATGCCCCCGCAGGAAGCGCTGGGCAAGCCCGTGGCGGTCCACCCCAACGTGGTCGCGCAGCAGGCAGGCGCTACGGAACGTGCCGAGACCAGGGCGGCGGCGCCAAAGCCGATCCCGGTGCCATTGCAGAGGCAGTTGACGGAGAGCGCCGAACTGGTCCTCGCCACGCAGCGCTTCAGCGAGACATTCAAGCCGGAATATGCGGGAAGTGTTGTCGGCGGCGAAGTCCGAAACTGGATTGGCCGCCGACTGGGCGACGATACCGGGCGCACTGCCTGGTGGCAGAATTACGATTTGCATGCGAGCCAGGTGCGAAACAAGCTATTCGGTTCGGCGTTGACCGCGACGGAACTCGCCGCATGGGAGAAGTCCGCGATCAATCCCAACATGGACCCGAAACTCGTGCAGCAGAACCTCGCGGAGCGGGCAAGGATCGAGCAGGCGGGCTTGCAGCGCCTCATGGCGGGCGCACGAAAGTCCGGCTACCGGCCGGATGAAATCGAGGCATTCACGGGAATTCCAATGTCTGGTGCCGCGCCGGCGCCCGGCACTCCGCAATCCGGTGCCGCATTGCCGCTGACAAACGCCCAAGGCTGGCGCCTGGCCGAAGACGCGCAGGGCCGGCAAGCCTACGTCAATCCGGATAACCCCCAGGAATTCGAAGTAGTAGGCGAACGGTAGGGCCATGCCTTTCGACTCCGCCACCGCTGTTCTCGATGAACCGCCAGCGTCTCGCCCGCCGGGCGGCTTCGACCCTGCCACCGCCAAATTCGTCGTACCGGAGAAGCCTCCCTCGCCGGGCGGCTTCGACCCTGCCACCGCCAAATTCGTCGTACCGGAGAAGCCTCTCCCGACGATCGGCGAACGGGTGGTCGCCGGCACGAGCGGAGTCTATTCGGGCATCGCGGGCCTGCTGGGCGCGCCCATGGACCTTGCCGAGCTGGCCATGCAACTCGGCGGCTCGAAGGCGCCGCCGATCAGGGCCGATATCGGGGCGCCCGGCACTTCCGAGAGCATCCGCAAAGTCATGGAGGCCGCAGGTCTGCGGACCGAGAACCCACGGCCGGACGATTTCGTCAGTCGCATGCTGCACACGGGCGGAGAGGTGGCTGGCGGCTCGCTGGTTCCCGGCGCGCGCCCGATCTCCACGGTCGCGGCGGCCCTGGGCGCGGCGACCGCCGGCGAAGCGTTCGGCGGCGAATGGGCGGGCATTGGCGCTCTGGGTCCGTCGATCGCCGTGACGGGCGCGGCGGCGGCCAAGGACAGGATTGCGAGCACGCTGGCCCCGCGCATCGCGTCCTACACCGCCATCGGAACATCCCCGTCGCTGGGCCAGGCCACCGGCAACACGTTCCTGCAAGGACTCGAAAATGTTGTCGCCAAGATTCCCGGCGGAACTGGCGTGATGAAGCGTTTCAGGGAGGGGCAGCAGGAAGTGATCGGCGCGGTGGCGCGCACTGGTGTCTCCGGCGAGGCCGCCGGCCGCGCGATCGAGCGGGGAATTACCGGCGAGGGCGGGTTCCTCGCACGCACGAAAGCCCAGTGGCAGCAACTTGACGCGGCTCTGGCGGCAAAGGTTCCGCCGGCCACCGCGCTTGCGCCGGCAAGCACCATGGCCGCGCTGGACGATCTGACCGCCGCGATTCCCGGTGCCCAGGCGGCCTCCGCCACGCTGGTCAACCCCAAGCTGGCGCAGCTCCGCATGGCGCTGACCGATGACCTCGAGGCAGCCGGCGGCCAAGTGCCGTTCGAGGCGCTGCGCGCGTTGCGCACTAAGGTCGGGTCCATGCTCGACGATACGCTGGTGTCCGGTGTCCCCGGTGGCGAATTGAAGAAAGTCTACGCGGCGATGACCCGCGACATGGAGGCGGCGGCGCGGGCCGCTGGCGCCGGCAAGGAGTTCGCACGGCAGAACCGCTACTGGGCCGCACGCATGGACCGCGTGGAATCGGTGCTGGAACGGGTGATCGGCAAGGGCAAGCAGCCGGAAGACATTTTCAAGACGTTCTTTCCGACCGATGTCGCCCAGGCAGGCAAGGTGCGCGCCGTCATGCGCAGCCTCGAACCGGCGGAACGCCGCGTGGTATCCGAAGCGGTGGTCAATCGGCTGGGTCGCGCCGCGCCGGGGCAGCAAACGGATGTGGGCGATGTCTTCTCGACGGAGACGTTTCTGACCAACTGGAACAAACTGTCGCCGGGGGCCAAGGCGCAATTGTTCTCCGATCCGAAGATGGTGTCGGATATGGACCACATCGCCAAGATCGCTTCTGATATGCGAAAGGCCGGCGGAGTGTTCTCGAACGCTTCGGGCACGGCGGGGCTGGCGGCGGCGCAGGTCATGGCTGTAGGGCCGATAGCTTCCCTCGCGACCATGGACCCGACCTTTCTGCTTGCCACGGCGAGCATGGCAGCGTCGGCCAACGTAACCGCCAGGCTGCTGACCAGCCCGAAATTCGTGGACTGGCTTGCCACGGCGTCGAAGACGCGGCCGGAAAACCTGGCGGTTCACATGGGCCGGCTGGCCGCGCTCCATGCTGAAGGCGATCCGGATGAAAAGGCGGAACTGGAAAAATTCGTCGGGGGGATGAGCGCCCGCGCTTCGCGTGGCCAGGTGACCGACGCGCTGGCCAGCCAGCCGGAAAGGAGATAGACCCATGCCGTACAACGGCGCCGGCACCTATGCCCCGCCTACTGCCGATCATCCGGCGGTGTCGGGCACGCTGATCGAGAGCGCGAAATACAACAACGTCATCACCGACATCGCCACGGCGCTGACTACCGCGCTGACGAAGGACGGCCAGACGACGCCGACCGCCAACATCCCGCTGGGCGGTTACAGGATCACCAATCTCGGCGCGGCGGTGGCGACGACGGATGCTGTGCGGCTGAGTGGCATCGAGGGCGGGCATAACTCGGCCACGGGCGCCACCGGCCTGACGCTGGCCGCGACGAGCAGCCGTTCGCAGACGTTCGTCAGCACGGCCGCGTCGCAAGCCCTCGTGCTGCCAGACGCGACGACGCTGACGCTCGGCCACGCTTTCCTGATCCGCAACGGCGGCACCACAAGCAGCCATCATATGTTCACCTTGAAGGCATCCGGCGGCGGCGCGCTGGTCGATATCTATAAGGGCGTCAGCATCGTGGCGCGGCTTGAGGCGCAAGCCAGCGCCGCCGGGACGTGGGCCTTGCAGATGTTCGGCGAGGTGGACGCCAGTGGTGCCGAGAAGGCGAGATCAGCTTTCCTCGCCTGGAACAGCGCAAGTCAGAGCAATATCACGACAGGCGGCGATGTGGTGGTGGCGTTCAACCAGGAGATCTACGACCAGAACTCGGACTACAACACCAGCACGTATACCTTCACGGCGCCAGTGACCGGCATCTACCACTTCGAGCTGGCTGTGCTGCTTACCGATGTCGATACGGCGATGACGCAACTTGTAGTTGGCCTCGACGCCAGTAATCGGGACGTTAGGAACAACCTCTATCCGGCCGACTTCACGGCCGACAGCCCAACGACAGTGACCTTCGGGTGTGATGTGGACATGGACGCCGCCGACACGATCAAGGCGTTCGTCAGGGTCGAGGGCGGCGCGAACCAAGTGGACATTCTCTCATCCACCGCCACGCTGCTCTTTTCATACTTCTCCGGCCATTTGGTGACATGACATGCCGCGCGCCCTGACGACCGACGAGACGACGATCCTGGCTTTCGTGGTGCCGGATGCGCAGGCGTGGTTCGACCACGCGGTCGCGACATTCGGCGAAGCGCGCGGGGAAGCGTATCTCGCGGCCAAGCTCGCCAAGTGGCGCTCGCGCCAGGAAGCCGCCCTTGCCGCCGGCGATTACAAAACCCGAGTTCAAGCCCGTACCGAGCACTGGGCGGCGCAGATCGCTCTGGCGGAGGCACGGCGCGGCCCGCGCTGAACGCTCGCGCCGCTGTTGTCTGGGGAAAGTGGGGAAAGTGGGGAAAGCGGGGCGGGCAGGGGGAAGCCATGACACATTGGGATGGCCGGGAGCGCCGCAACGGCGGCCACTTCGATCACGGCGCGATCATGGAGCGCTTACGCGGGCTTGAGGACAAGCTCGACGAGTTCATCAAGGCGGCGACGGAGCGCGGCGAGCGGAACGTCCGTAATATGGAAACGTTGCAGGAAAAGATCACTCACCTGGAAATCTCGGCCGCTGGGCAGAAGACCGGACAGCAGGTCTTGATATGGGGCGCCGGCATAATGGCCGTCATCATCGGCGCCGTGGTATGGTTGATGGACCGGCTGACACTGATGCAGAGGATCGGCGGGTGAAAGTCACCATCGACGATGTTGATATGCTGTCGCGCACGATCTGGGGCGAAGCGCGAGGCGAAACGCAGCAGGGCCGCGAGGCCGTGGCCTGGGTGGCGCGCAACCGGCTGACGCATCCGAAGAACAAGGACGGGAAGCTCTATGGCGGAAACATCAACGCCATTTGCGGCAAGCCGCGCCAATTCTCGTGCTGGAACCTCGACGATCCGAACAGGAACAAGTGCGACACGGTGAGCTTGGAGGACAAAACCTTCCGGCAATGCCTGGTGGCGGCGCTGGTGGTGCTCGACAGCCCAGCGCATCTCGACCCGACCTTCGGGGCGACGCACTACATGCGCATCGGGACGCCGACCAAGTGGGCCAATGGACGCGAGCCGATCGTGCGCATCGGCCATCATGAGTTTTTCAAGGACATCGACTAGGGGGTGAACATGAGCATGGAAGCGTGGCTGGGCCTGATCCGGCATGTCCTGACGACCGCCGGCGGTGTGCTGGCGGGCAAGGGCGTAATCGAGAGCGGCCAGATCGAGACCATTG